AAAAAAGTATGAGCGTTCTGCAGAATGATGTTAAAGACAATAGAAGATACTTTGATGACCGCCTAAACCAGTTGGACCGCAAGATTTGGACATTAGTGTTGCTTACTCTAGGCACTTTGGCTAGTACAATAGCAGGAATGATGTTATAATGGCTACATTTAGAAGACCGCCTAAAGATAAAGATACAGGACTGCCTAAAAAGTATCTGTCTGGTACAAAAGGCAAACAAAGAGAACGTTTAGCAAGTATTACTAAACGTATGGCTACATTAGCCAGAGCAGGCAAAAAAATACCACAAAGCCTTATAGACGAGAGGTTACGCCTTGGCCGTAAGTAATACAGTACGTAGATCCTTGCAAAACAAAGGTAAAGCAAGAGATATTCCTCTGGATATACTAATACAAGTATATGAAAGAGGGCAAAGTGCATGGTTAACAGGAAGTAGACCAGGCATAGGTATGGCACAATGGGCAATGGCAAGAGTAAATTCATTTATAGGTGGTAGCAGAAGACACGATACAGACTTGAGGGAAAAATTAAAAGAGTATCGTAAGAAAAAAAGAGAGAGGTCAACAACATGAAGTTAGGAACTAAAGAAATATATTACAGAATAAAGGATTATTATGAATTATCAGAACGTAAAATGGCTTATGTTTACGGTATATCTGGTATTATATTAGCAAGTATAGTGTGGTGGATATTCTAAATGCCTGTTGCTCCTAAATATATGGCTGACGCCGCCAGACGTGCTCTTGAAGCAAGAGAAAACGCACCAGCCAGTAGAAGGGCAGGCACTTTGGTTGGACTCGCGAGAGCAAACCAATTAGTAAATGGAGATAACTTATCCTTAAGTACACTAATAAGAATGCGTAGTTACTTGATAAGAGCAAGACAAAATTACAGAGACGCAAAAAGCAAAGGCTTAAATGAAAACAACAGCAAAGCCATACAAGCATACCTTATGTGGGGCGGACCAAGAGCATTACCCTGGGTAAGTGATCAAATACAAAAGTTACAATAATGTATTACAACTATAATACAAATTACTATACACCTATCCTGTTTAAAAGGATACGGCCACAAGACATACCACATACAAATAACCCTAAAAAAAGGCTTGACAAATAAATAATATAGTATATAATAATTGTATTAGTTAGTTATTGTAATTGCTATTTTATCTAATAACAAAAATCTACAATATCTAGGTTCGTAGCAAAGCACCCTGATTAACTAATACACCAGAAGCAGTAGCAATTTTATTAACAACGTTAATGTGTGTGCGAACTACTAGAGTTACTGTTTCTCACTAAACAAAGCGGTTAGTATCATAATGTCTTTTAAATGTGTTTTAAGCAATTAACTAACCGCTTTTCTTATCTATAAATTATCACTTTTCTCCCCTAAATCTCCTTAATCAGATAAATAACTTATGTAAAACAAAAAGGAGACCAAAATGGAACAACAAGAAAACAATATAATAGACGCAATAGATGGAGTAGGTGTTGAAATATCTAACGCATTTTATCAAGGTATAAAAGTAGGATTAGATACAGATACATTTAATCAATTTTCTTTTATGTGGAATGAAACAAATACACAACTACAAAGAATTGCAGATGCATTAGAAAGAATGGAGGAGGCGTAAGCCTCTTCTTTAGGAGACCAATATGGAAATATACCCTGAAAATTTAACACTTGCAGAACTAAAAGCAGTTATGCGAGCCATTGACATAATTAAGGAACGTGGTGCCGCAATGGTGTTAAATGAACAACAAGTACAAAGTATTGCAAACAGAATACAGGAACTCAGTATGTGTGAGGACTGTGAACTTACAAAGTATATAAAGAAAATTAAGGAGACCAAATGAGTAAAGAAACATTCGAAAGATATACATTAACTACACACCCAGACAGAGTGTACATAAAACCCAGAAAAATGACTAAATTTAAGGCAAAATGGGGCATACATGCTATTGACCTAGCAGAACAAGAGAACATATCGCCAGATGCTATTCATATGAGAATAAGAAAGTTCGGAACACCTTGGCAAAGAAGAACAAAACCTACAATTTGTGAGGAACTTACTGGAATAGTATGTTTTCAGTTAGCAAAAATACTGGACGTACATCCTATAACAGTAGACGAAAGGATACGAGAGTATAACAATCCTTTTGTGGTATTATCTGATAGGCCTGATGCTGGACAAGGCAGAGAGCCCAGTACTGGTGTTATTTGGTATAAACAGGACTATTTTAAAAACAACATAAGAGCATGGAAAAGTTGGTTAATGCCAGAACATCCTTGTTATGCAGAATGGAAAGCCAAAAAAACAGCAAACATGGAAAAGTTAATGACAGAAGCAGTTATTATGAAACAGGACTGGCTTAAACAACAGGATAAGTTAAAACAGGAACAGATATGAACACAATAAGTTATGCAGATATACCGCCCAGTAGTACAAAAGCAGGTACTAAAACCATATACTACAGGCGTAGGACAGGCAACAAAAACAAGTATGTGTACTTACATAGTGAGGACAGAGACTATATTATACATTGGTGTAACAGATTAGTATGTGATGTTGCGGCAAAACAGATTATAGACCCTTATTTGTTTGAGGAACTATACAAAAGCCGTAAAAGTATGCCTAAGTCAGGATACAGTCCCAAACGCAATAGTATAATGACATATTGTAGTGGTATTGTAAGTAATGTATTACGCAATCCTACTGAGGACTTAGCATACAATCAGTTACAGTACATACAAAATGCATTTTTACTAATACATTATGTATATACAGAAGGTCCTCTTAGTACAGAGTTAGGATATACACATACACATAATATTCCTAACAAGCCTCCTACAAAAATAACTTTTACAGAAGCATAAAAAAGCCGGAAACAAGTTCCGGCTAATTTATGTATTACATTTTTCTGGAGTCATTATGTAGCCATAATGATGTGAAGCGGATAAGTGAAATCGGAGACCAATCGTCATTCAGAATCAATAGATTGATATCCGCTTCAATAATTATTTATCCTTTTCAGAATATTTTACATAAAATATCAGTAATTGTATAAATAGGTTTACAAGGCAAACATGGCAAACATTATGGCAACACAAATACTACACAAGGTTAACGGGCCAGCATAGAATACCGTTGAGATCAAGGCTATATGCAGTGATGTGTATAGACTCCTAAGGGTTTTAGTATTATCCGCAAAAACACTTGCACAAACATAGTACATACAAGGTAACGAGGTACTACTTAGTCGACGTAGGTTGGAAAAGGTCAGAGTCCAGTGCAATATAGTGTAAAACACCTACTTCCGAACTTGGCTGTGACGTCTTCACATCAAGAGGATGGAACCAGAAGTGGTTCCGTCTGACTGAAACATCTTACATCAAGTAACACTCGTCTTCGACTCGTAAAAACATTTCCGAAGTTCCTGATAAGGAACGAGGAATCGGTAAATGCGTAGCATTTGCCAGAAACATTGTAAATATCCGTGTGCTAACAGAAAAACAATTAAGTAAATTAAGAGATCAACACAGAATGGCAGAACATTTAATGTATTGGTGTATAGATACCTTAAGTAAAACAGATATCAGCAAAAAGGAATACCAATTACTGAGTAAAATAAGTGAAATGGGTCTTCCAGAGCAAATGAAAACATATGTTGTGGATAACAAGTTGGTAGAACTGCCAAAAAAAGCAAAAACATTTAGATTAGTAAAAGCCAATAAAGCAAAAGGCGGTGTAGAATGGAAAACAACTACATGTGTCAAATATAGCAGAAAATCCCCCTTTGACGATAAATAGGTTTATATACGCAAACAGTAGCGATAATACTGATATACAGGAGTAACATATGACTGAAGATAAAGATCCACAAAACACACCAGATTCAGATTCCGCTGAAAATACGCAAAAAGAAACAGAAACATTCCTGGAGATACCAGATGGAGCAAAGGAAACCACTCTTAATCAGCCTAAAAGAAAGATTGGAGAAAAGACTGTTCAGGGCATTATCGTGGGTAGAGGAGATAATAGACGAATTATTCGCCTAGAGGATGTACAAAAGTTAGCAGAGTTACACCTATCCTACGAGGCAATGGCAGATTACTTTGAATGTAAAACCAGTACATTTAAGGACCACTTCCGCAAAGAAGTAGAGAAAGCCAGAGCACTTACAAAACAAAAGTTAATGCATGCCATGTTAACAAACGCAATAGACAAACATCAGCCTACCATACAGATCTGGCTGAGCAAGAATTTATTGCATTTTACGGACAATCCGATAAATAATGATAGTACGCAAGTACTACCATGGTTAGATGATAACGGTACTGTTTCATCCTAGTACAAGCACTATAAATGCTGTTCTAATTCGAAAGTTGCCAAACCACAGTACACTATCATCGCTAGAAGGTCAGGCCCCCTTACCTGACCTTCAACTTTAAGGGGCAGTTGTGAAGTTAACAGAACTACAAAAGGACATTATTACTGATAAAAATCGCTTTAAAATAATAATAAGCGGTAGACGTAGTGGTAAAACAATGTGTGCCTTAGCCAGCCTGGCAAAATACAGCAGATATCCCAACAGAAAGTGTATGTACGTTGCACCCACATATCGTATGGCAAAACAAATAGTATTTGACGATTTATTGCAAATGTTAAAGGACAAAGGCTGGTTAAAACGTGTAAACCAAAGTGATTTACTGTTTACACTAATAAATGACAGCCAGATATACTTGCGTAGTGCAGATAATCCAGACAGTATAAGGGGTATAGGACTAGATTATGTTGTTTTAGATGAAGCCGCAGATATATCAGAGGATGCCTGGAGAGCAGTAATACGTCCTACATTATCAGACAGAGAAGGCCATGCAATGATTATTAGTACACCCAAAGGCAGAGGATATCTATACGACTTGTATAATGATGCAAAACATCAGCCAGATTGGCGTAGTTGGCAGTTCACAACAGCACAAGGCGGTATTGTTAGTGATGCAGAACTACAACAAGCAAAGTTAGACCTAGATGAACGCACATACAAACAGGAATATGAGGCACAATTTGTGGATTATTCAGGACTTATATACTATGCTTTTGGAGAACATAACATACAGGATATACAATTCAGTAACACAGAACAAACGCCAATACATATAGGCATAGACTTTAACGTTGATCCTGGTGCGGCTGTTATAGCCTGGAAACACAGTGGAGGCATACATATATTTGATGAATTAGAGATTTATGGTACAAATACACAGGAAATGACTTTGGAAATACAACGCAGATACCCTAATCGTAAGTATTTTTGCTATCCTGATGCCAGTGGTGCACAACGCAGAAGTAGTGCTGGAGGTGTTACAGATCATATAATACTTAAAAATGCAGGATTTTTACTTAAAGTAGGCAGTATCAATCCTAGTGTAAAGGACCGTATTGCAAGTGTTAATAGTGTATGTAAAGCAGATAATTTAAAGTTAACAATAAGTCCCTCATGTAAAAAAACAATAAATGCATTAAGAAAGCATACATACAAAGAAGGCACAAGGCAACCAGACAAGAATACAGGGCTCGATCATTTAAATGATGCATTAGGATATCTGGTAAATAACTTATATCCTGTTAAAATAGATAACCAACAGGTATATAAACGTGTACACAGGAGAGTGTAATGGCCAATGTGCATTATGTAATTAAAGTTATAGAGCCTGACAAGGAATATTTAAAAGAATTTATAGATCCAAAATTGGAAAATTGTAAAAGAGACGCACAAGAGTATTTGTGGAACTGTCCAAGTGATACAAAATACATCTATGTTGCAACAAAAATAAGGAAAGAAAGATATGAAGATGACAGAATACTTAAACAAAGAAAGTAGCCACATAACATTAGGTGTTAACACAATGAGCCTAGTAGGACTAAGTCTTACTTGGGGGCATATGTTAAATTTAATATCGTTATGGTTTTTACCACTAACAATATTGTGTTTGTTAGCAGGATTTGGTAACGAAATAAGAAAGAGAGACTGATATGCCAGAAGATTCGTTTGATAAGAAAATAACAGAACAGTTCGATAAAAATACAGTAAAACAAGCAGAAAAGTTAATAGACAGTAGTCCAGAACTTAAAGCGGCTCGTAGTGTAAAAGACGGATTTAAGCCAACTAGTGGTATTAGTATTGGAGGAGGAGACCCTAAATACGCAGAAGGTTGGGAACGTATATTTGGCAACAAAAGTAAAAACAAAAAGGATGACTAAACAATGGCACGGAGGCAAAGGCAGTAAAAGAAGGCAAAGTAATGAACAAGCCTACCGTGATAATTGGGAAGAAATATTTAGGAAAAACAAAAATGAAGGGAAAAAAACAAAAAGCAAAAACACAAGAACCTAAAACGTATGCCGCAGTTATGAGGCTTATATTTAAGTTGGAACCTGCATTTAAACGTAAAGATGGAATACCTATAAATGGTGTTAAAATACAAGGCTTTGCAGGATTTACATCAGAAGAAGAATTAAAACAGTATATAAAGTATTATTGTTTAAAGTATGGCATAGATACTGCAGATGCAATAGATATGAACCAGGAACTAACAGAAGAGGACAAAATACTGTTTAAAAATGTAGAAATGTATCAGGATAAATTTAGAGATACACCAAAACAAACAACACACATTAGTACGGAGAAAATATGAGAGCAATACACAAATATAACAAACGTGACAAAGAGGGTGCAAGGCGTATAGCACAAAGTATGGGTTACAGATTTAGTATTTGGGATATGCCAGAAAGTTGGTTTGCCTTAATGGCAAGAGCAGGTATTACATTTGATACCACAGAGGAACCAATAAGCAATCTGGAAACAAACAAAAAAGAACTTAAAGACGGCGACACAATCAAGTTATAAACAAGTCCTGGTAGTTGCACCTTTTGTGCCTAACTCCTAAAATTAGTCATACTGCCAGGCATCTAATTAACGCAGAGCAAGGAGAATCATGATCTCCTTTGTCTCCTTTGTCTCCTTGATCTCCTTGAAATAATAATCACAAAAAACCCCACCTGCTTTCGCTCAGTGGGGTAAACATTTCCTAAGTGGTTAGTACCAAAGTCTACTTATTAAAAACCCCCTCCCAGTTAAGGGTCGGGGGCAACATTCTTAAACGTATGTTAAAGAATAAATAGACACTATTACTTATATTCTGTTCGCCAATTCAAACAAAAAAATGGCAAAAAAGGATAAATAGTTATACCACATATGGTCAAGAGCAACAATAACCGGAGATTGTTTTGAGTCAATTCGATTACAACGATTTTATAGGCACAACACACCAATTATACGCAAGATATATTGAAGATTGGAATTTAGCAGTAAAATCCTTTTATGGGGGTGTAGAATACAGAGACGGTAACTTCCTTAAAGCATACGACTCAGATTACAGTACACCTAGTGAAGTAATAAACACTTATGACGTAGATGAATACGGACAACAAACAGGTGTATATAAAAGTAGTGTACAACGGGTAAATACACCGCAAGAGGCTGAAACAGGCACTCAGTACGCAAGTAATTTTTATCAGGAAAAGTTAAAAAACGTTCCTGTGTTTCCATACACAAGATTATACACATCAGAATATAACGCAATATTATTTAGATCACCACCAAGCAGAGTATTACCAGATACTCCAGAAGTAAATGACTTTATTAAAGACGCCGACAAAGAGGGCAACAGTCTTAATGAATTTATGAGTCATGTAGACACGTTTACTACTGTATTTGGTGTTGTTTGGGTAAGTTGTATGAAACAAGCAGGTGCCGAATATGCACAATTTAAAATGCATAAACCAACAGATGTTTACAATTGGCACTATACATACAATGAACAGGGAGAACTAGAATTAGATAAGATCCTTATTAGAATAGCAGAAGAGTCTAATATGGATATTTTCCATTATATTACAAAAGATGAAATGCATACTATATTTGCACCAGCATCAGACGATAGTATAATAGACAGTATTCCAGAAACAGCACAATCCTTTACGGATACTGATGGGAATACATATCACAGAATTATCCAGGAAAATCCCCTGGGTTACGTTCCTGTAAGACCCGTATATCAAAGTTCCAAAATACATAATGGTATAGGGCATACGCCTATCTTTGATATTGCTCAAATCCAACGCAGTATATACAATACATGTATGGCTGAAATATATTCTGCCGTGTCGTATGGGGCACATCCGGTAACTGTGTGTGATGAGGAAACACTGAATCGTAATGATCAGAACATTTCCGCTGAGCCAGGCTCGTTGGTAGTTGTACCAAACAGCCTGAACGGGCAACCTAATCATGTTTTTACATTTGAGAGTCCAAGTCTCGATAGTATAAACGAATTACGTGAGTTAATGGATCAGTTAACTAACAAAATGAACGAGGTTGCAATGATACGTAGTGATGACTTAATTAAAGCATCACGTAGTGGCGCACAAATAGAACAATATGATAGCAAATTAGAAGCATTTGTTAGGAAAAAAGCCACAGCATTAGAACAAGCAGAGTATAACTTATGGAAAATATGGTTTGACTGGATGGATCAGGATATACCAGAAGATTTAACTATTAGTTATAACAGACTTTACAGTCAAAAAGGTGTAGAGAACGAAATAAAAGAAATGAATACACTATTAGATGCATACGAAAGATATGCAGGTGTGTTCCTTGCAGATGCAGAAGTGTTTGAACCAGCCGCTTTTGCAACAGAACTAGAAGCAGAGGAAGAAGCACAAAGACTGGGAGGTACAGGTACTCATAGTCATGAACAAGAGGACGGCACACTAATTTATATGCCTTTCCAAACACATGAAGAGTATGATATGAGACTTACAATGGCAAAAGGTGTGGAAATGGAAGAAGCACCAGCCTTTAAGAACTTATTAAAAGAAAAAATTAAAAAGAGATTGAATCAACTTATTGATTCAACTTACAGTGATAATAGCCTTTAAGGCTAGGTAGGGAGAAAACCCGTAGAAACGCACAAATACATGTGACTTCTATGATAAAAGGAGATAAATGATGGAAAATGCATCCACAGACACGGCAGTTGTAACCGATAATGTACAACCGGTCACAGATACCGCAAATCCTGTTGACAATGCAGAAGCAGTAGCAGAAGCACCAACAGATACTAAATCTGATAATATTACAACACCTACTGTTGAGCATAAAGACGGTAAGTTGTTTGTTGATGGTGTAAGAGTATATACCAGAGATGATACAAACAAAATAGCCGCAAATGCAAAACACGAAGTGGAGAAGAATATACTTTCAGACTTAAATGTTGACAGTATTGACCAAGTGAAGCAAGTTGTTACTACACTTCAAGAGGTAGATCCTCAGGAAGGTAACAGCCTAAACGTTGAATCATTGCGTAATGCAGTAAAAAAACGTGAGGCTACAGTAGAAGAACTTAAAGCACAGGTTAATAACTTAAAAACAGATTTATTACTGAAAGATCATATGGGCAAATTGCAAGAAGCCATGCCAAGTAATTGGAGTGGAGAGCAAAGAGCCGCAGTTGTGGACCTTATGAAAGCCAGAAACATGTTGGCAGTAGAAGGTGATACTTTTGCAATCAAGTCAGGTTCAGATTACCTTACTACAGATGGCGAAACACCAGACTACAATACAGCAGTTGAGGTTGTAGGTAAAACAATTGGACTTCCATTTGGTAAAAAAGGTGTTGACGTACAGTATGGCGAAACAACAAATGTTAAAGATACTAGTGTAAAACCAGTAGATGATGCAAAATTGTTAAGCGATGCTGAATACAGATCGGCGTACACTAAGTTACGCAGTATCAACCCACAGATGTCCAGAAGTCAAGTAACTGACGCAGACGTTAAAAAGATGATGGACAAATTGGGTAATTTATAAACAATTGTCATAATTAAAGGAGAATAACATGGCAGCAGGAACAACCAGTTCAACAGTTGAACAGTTATATGCTGATATTGTTGCGGATCTAATCCCATATTTTATGGATGCAGTTCTGCTTCCTAATCAACAAATTATTAGGAATTCATTGTCAGTAGCCGGATCATCCGGTAGCCAAGTCAGATTCCCTCTTACTAATACATACGCAGACGGCGGAGATGTTGCAGAAGGTGGTAGCATTATTGCACAACCAAGTAACTTCGTCCCAACAGCGGCTAACATCACTTTCCAGAAAAGAGGTGTTGGAACAGACGTGTCTGAAGAAGCATTAGAAGATGGTGGATTAGACGTAGTAAGAAATGCAGTAATCACACGTTTATCAGGTGGTTTAGCACAAGCATCAGACATAGCCGGTTTAGCAGTTGCTAAAGCAGGTTTTTCTACTCACACAGATACAGGTGAGGGTAGTTCTAATGCTTCAACACATAACGTTAACTTCGTTATGTCGCCAGATGCATTGGCTTACGCAAGTAAAAGAGAACCAG